GCCACAGTGCTATCTTCTTCTACAACGGATGATGGGGAGTAACTTACAGTATTTTGATATGCATTAGACAGTTTCTCATCACCAAAACCTGTTACAAATTCCTCAAAGTTTAGAGGTTCAGATACGGGTAAATATCCGTACAATTCCTTAAAGTCGTTGGGTGGGCCTGTAAGTAAGTTGTCGGCTTTAATATTATATGTCGTAATTTTATCAGCCATAAAGGTACGCAAGGTTTGTTCAAACGCTTCTATGCCGCCTTTTACATTCAGCATTTCAGACAAACGCTCAAAGTCCTTATTGGACATTGCGTTGCCAGATTGCCCTTCCATTCGACCTGCTCTAAATACTAGCGATAGCATCGATGCTTCAAACATGGCTGTTTTGTCGCCCAGTGTCTGTACATCACCACTTACAATAGCATCTACCAATTGTTCTGAATTTGGTATCTTGGCAGCTACAGCCGCACGGAACTGTTCTTCAGTAACAACATGGTCTTCAGGTTTACCTTCAAATAGGCTTTCCATAACGCCAAGTACACCAGAGCCAGCCCTAAATACATTTGTAATGCCTTGTGCCACATCCCCTGAGAAATTGCGTACACGGGGGTCTTCTTTAGCAAATGCCAAGGCACGTTCTGCATTAAGCAAGCCTTCTGCAATAGCAGTCTTAGCTTCCTGTGCTTCCATATTGTATTTGTTAATTTGAACAGAGATTTTATGGAATGCCGTGGACTCTTCTGTGTCCATATCACGCATAAAGGTGTAGTCAGTTCCCTCTACTAGGGCCTTACCTGCACCATCCATATACACAAACCCACCCGCAGCCTTGTCATCAGGTTTTTTGACTACTAATTTAAAGCTTTGTGTTCCATCTGGTAGGGTTACAACCGTTTCCCCTACGGATTGTTGGGGTACACCAAATTTTTCAGCAATGTCGCCTTTTTGTTGTGCCGCAGCTAACGTCTGTAGGCGATCAATGATCTTTTGATCTGCACCTTCTTCTACTGCTAATTCTATTTGAGATAATGTTTTGTCATAAGAAGTAGCGCTATCCCCATACTTTCTGTATGTGGGCATATTTTCCGCTGTCTTAATATCACTTGCTATCTGTTTAGCCAGTTTCACATCTTCACTGGTGGCCCCAGCGGCTTCTGCAACAATAATAAGGTTCTCAATATCCCCATAACTTTTGCCTGATAAGTTACCAGGAAGAAGAGTATCCTGCCATTGCCCTGATTGTTTAATCAATATGGCATCTTGAATTGTATTTTTCTTAGATTGATCCATGCTAGGATCTACAGAGATAGCGGTTCGTAAATCCTTAACATCCGCAGTTACTAAGTATTCCCTAAATAGTTGATTGCCTCTGGCCTCATATTCTTCTCTCCACTCCTCAGAGTACTCTGACTGATTGGCTCTAAGGTTACTTCCAAATGCTTGCCAATCTTGGAAAGTTTTAATGCCTGAAATATCAATCTCTTCACGCTCACGCTCTGGTGGATTAAAGATAGCAGTCTCACCTCTCATCATAGAGCGATCTTCTACTACTGCACCTTCATCAAATGTTCCTGTTTCAATCCCCGCAATAACAGACAGAACTTCCTCATCCGAAGCTTTCTTCAGGCCTTCCCAGATGTTACGCATTTCAGCAATACGCTCACCATCTGTTGTTTTGCCTTTTAAACGATCCTGTGCATAACGCACAAATATAGCATCCTGGGTTTTCTCATCGAAGATGGTATCGTCGGTGATACCTAGAGAATCCAGTGTTCCGTTTTCTTTCAAGTCTTTTAATGTGTCACCAATGAACTGGTACTTACCTACAGGGGTAGACCCTAAACCTTGTTCTTTAGCCTCTGTTCCATCTGGCATGTTTTCCTTAGACCATGCGTGATACGAACCAGGCCCACGTCTCTGTTGGAACTTCATTACCTCACTAATCGGCATGGTGCTTACGTTGATGTCACTGAACTGGCTGTTTTGTGATTGATTAAGAAGTGCATTAGCCCCACCTGAACCACTCTCCAAATCAGTAAGAATGTTAGTGTTACTAGGCAATCCTGGCCCCTGCTCTGGGCCTACCATTTCTATGTCGCCTTTATTAATGCCACTTATGAAGTAGTCATAAATCTTTGATTGGTCTGCCCCACCTTGGGCCATTACAAATGCTTGCTGAAATATCTCAGGAGAACTGGGAAGTTGCGCTTGGGCTATAGCTGCTTTTGCAGTAGCCCTGTTTTCCTGGTCCTTTTTTTCTTTTTCACGTTGTTCTTCACGAATGCGCTTACGTTCTGCTTTTTCTTCCTTCAGGCGATCCTTTTCAGCCGCCTTATCGTCGGCAGCGTCCTGCATCCAGCTTTTAGCTACAATATCTGCGGCTGCGGCAAATCCTGTTGCCAAAGGACTTTCTTCTTTAGGTTTGTAGAAGCCACTATTTACTTTAGCCCGTGCATCACGCCAACTCATCTGTAGGCTCCTCTTCTTCTACCATACCCAACATTGCAGCTTGTTCATCTTCAGGAGCAGCCTCATCTTCTGTAGGCGCACCCATAAGACCACCTTCTGGAATGACAGGGGCTTCCTCTAGAACCTCTAGGGTTTCTTCCTCATCATCATCATAAATGCCCAGCGCCATTTTTAGAGAAGTAGGGGTGATACTAATACGATCTTTTTCGCCTACACCCATGTCATACTTAATGTCTTGCTCATCAGCGATAATGCTAATGTACCGTGCGATTGGCCCTGCCATTAAAATGGCTAAATCAATTGAAAACTTGCCACGGGATATACCCTGCATCAGGAGCGAGGTTACAACCGTGGTTACATGGGCATCGATTTCTAGGAGAGAGAACACCAGTTCAATCTGATCTGGCTCTTTCATCTTAGTGATCATGTAGTCCACACCTTCATCGTAATTCACGATGTCGGGGGGCCTATGCCAAGGGTAGTTTCGTGTATCGGCGGCGTAGTTAGCACCCGCTATTGGGGCATCAAACATCTTCATCTACGCTCTCCTCTTCTTTAACTTCTCCCAGGATCTTTTCTTCCAACTCATCGAAATATTCAGGGGTATGAAAAATACCATCCTCTGCCATTTCATCTGTAGCGCTGGGCGTCTTACCCTTCATAAATTCCCTAATGGATTTTTTTACGGCGTCTTCAAACTTCATTGGATCTCTCCATAATTAACCATTAGGTATCCGTTTTCATCTACGGTTACCGCCTTGGGGTATTTACGCTGAACTTGCTGGGCAATGACGCCAAAGCTGGGGTACTTATCTGCACCCACTCGTTTGCCTTCTGCATTCCAATCCCATGTGTAGTATTTTACGCCTTTGATAGTGTCGTAGTATTCTACGTTTTCTTTTAGGCGTTCATCTGATGATGTGATCCACGCAGCACCTAGCTTAAATAAACCATCAATGATGCTGTTGCCGCCACCACTGCTACCTGCTTGCGCCCTAATCTCAGCGGCTAAGATGGTGGCGTCACGATCTGACTCCGCATTCCATCCCTTAAAGATATAGTCGAGAAGATTGTCCACACGATCCCACATACGGGTCATTGCTTCCGTAGAAAGATCTAAGGTGTTTTTTACATCTAAAGTTGCAGCTTCAAATTCCATTTCCGTATTTGTAGTGGCTACCGTCTGTCTCCATTTTGCATTTGCAAGGTCCAAGTTATATTGCATATCTGCATAAAATTCCTGGCGAGACTGCTCTAGCTTGGCGTTAAACTCTCGCCCGTCATTAACTTCACCTGTATTAAACTTAGTCATCTGATTGATTTGTTCAGCGTTCTGCAACGAAATCTGTGCATTCATATTATCATAATATTTCTGCATATCGTTGGCTTGCTCTGCCCCAAATAAACGGGCTGCGTTAATAGCCGATTGATCATTAAAGATGGCATCAACCATTGCCTGAGTATTAACAACTTCAGCCTGTTGCTCATTAGTCAGGTTAGCCAGATCCATTTCCAAGAAGGCTTTAGCATTCTGTACCGCAGCGGCCTGACGTGCATCAAGATTTGCTACTTCAAATTTAGCCAATACAGCGGCTTTGTTGATTATAGCTTCTTGTCGGTTATCCAGGTTCTTTGTTGTGAGGGTTTGGAAGAAAGTGGCCTCTTTTTCTGCAACACCTAAGGTTGCTTCCATAATCGCATTCGACATTGCAGCCGTCATGGCGGTTCCAGAAATACCAGAGAAAGCCATTGTCTTTGCAACGTCACGGGATAATGCTTGTGCCCAAGGCGGTATTACAGGGTTGCCGTTACTGTCTTTAAATTCGGCAGAGATAATCTCCATCTGCCCTAGGATGGTAGCCTTACTATCAGTGTAGTTACCCTCGCCCAGCTTCTGGGCTAACAGCTTTCCTGCAACCGTAGACGTATCGATGATGTTACTGATATTTTGTGTAGCAAAGTCGTTGAGAGCCTCGCCTGTAACACTCACCGTACCGTCTGCATTAACGCCCGTAGCAGCGCCCGTCATATCAATCTGGGCAGCGTCTACTAGGTTTTCGTCACGAATTTCACCTGTGGCTGCATTTACTGTTGTTGCATCTGTTCCTAGCTGATCTGCGGTTGTACTAGCGTCATATGTCTCTGCGCCAGGATTAACTACACTATCAACTGTAGATGCATCACCTGTAGTTGCTACTGCAACAGTAGGACTATCACCTAATAAATAGTTAGGGTTAGTAGGGTCTAGCAATGTTCCTGCAGTCTCAGGATCAAGATTAGGTACTTTTTCTAAAAGCGAAGCACCGTTAGCCTTTAGCCACCCCGCAGGATCATCTAGGATGGCTTGTATTTGTTCGTTGCTGGTAGCCATACCAGCTTCTTCAGCCATCTTAATGATGGTTTCTGCCCCTGACGTTGTAGAGTTACTACCATCGTCCTCAGTAGCGTTGTCGGCGGCTTCTTGGAGAATAGCGTCTGCCTGATCATCGTCGCCGTTATCACGGGCGTCTTGGGCCATTTTCTCATAACCAGAGGATGATTGGTCATATCCTTCGTCGCCAGGGTATTTACCAGATGCGTCTTTGCGTAAGAAGTCTTGTACCTGACCTGTGGTTTCGTTCACTTCTACCTGGTAAGGAAGCCCTAGAAAATTATAGGAGTACTGCATACCTGTTTCTTTATTTTCATATACCTGCTTACCGCCGTACACGCCTTTTTCTTGGGTTTCTGGGTCAAGGCCATTAGCCCACCCCGCTATAGCCCCAATAACACCAACAGGAGAAGCGAAGCCTAGAACCTTGTTAATACCAGATGGTGCTGCACCTGTTACCGTTTCAGGTTCAGCATTCGGGTTATTAAACGCAGGGCTGTAATCAGAATTATTCGTGCTGGTACTATTACCTGATCCTGAATATGTACCGCCTTCGCCTATGTCAGAGGACGGCACAACAACATTATTTGATGGGTCATTATCATCATCATCGTAAACTAATGTTCCACCCACATAGGATGCGCCATCATTAGGAGTAAATGTATTTGCTACGCTTTCCGTAAAGCTGTTACCGCCGCCGAATGTGTCTGCCCAAAAGCCCATTAGATATTATCCTTCTCTTTTTCACATGCACGGATTCGGTCACGCAGCTTTGCGTAATCAGCGATTACCATCGGTATAGTTGTATGATCCCCGTCTAGGGCGTCCAACTCATCCGCTAATTCTTGATTAAATTCTGAAGAATACTGCTCTATAGGCGGGCAATATACTTCCAGATCGGTTCTATAAACCGTTGCCCCGCAGCCGCTCAGTAAGAGACTTGCGGTCAGTAAGACTGTCAGCTTCATGTTCTGCCATTTTCTTATAAAAATTGGTCGTTTTCTTTTGCGCCTGAAGATCGTCTTGCAGGACTTTATTCTTTTCTTTGGCCCGACCCTTAACCTGACCCATCACATAAATAATGGGTAAGGCTAAAGCCAAAGTGGCAATGATATAGGTCTTTATCTTGCCGAATATGAACATCAATGGATGCCCTCTTTATTATCTTTAAACCGTGCATATGCAGCCAAACCAATGCCGCCGATTGCACAGATCAAAAAGATTGTTTTAAGCATTGGGGCGTAGGCAACTAGCCCTTGGATCTGCCCTGCTACCTCATTCATTGCAGTAGCTGCGCCAGCGATCCCTGCACCTGCCATTGTCTTGGACTTAGCAAGAGATTTAGGAGCCTCTGCGGTAGGCTTCTGTGGCATTGCTGGGCCACCTTCATCAGAAGGTAACTGTGCGTCACGGGCAAAGATAGCAGCCTCTGCGGAACGTCTACGGGTTAGCCCACGAAGCGGTGTTAGCTTGCCATCTACACGGGCTTTATTCCAGCGCATGATTTGTTCAGGAACTTCATCATACAACCCCTTGTTAAGCTTTTTAAGCAGTGTTGAACTACGAAAATTACCGCCACCTAAGTTAAATACAAATGAAGTCAGGGCATCATACTGCGACTGCGTTAAAGGTACGTTAACGTATTTCTTAACTATACTGCCGTGTTCTTCTAAATCATCTAAAAGAAACTGCTCAGATTGAGCCATAGTAACCTTCATACCTGATCTTACGCCCTTACAGTGACCCCATGATATCGTCCACTTTCCTGCGGGGCAGCGATATGCGTGTACCATTCCATCGTCTTTTACTTTGTGCAGACCTTCAAACTTTTTAACAAGTTCTACGCAGTCTTTGGATACTGTTACTGGATGCATTAATTAAAGTCCTTAATCTTACGCATTAGGGTTTGGTGCAAACTGTGATTGAATCATTGACAGGTCAGATTTATTGTCTCTGCCCAGCGCCATATTCGTATTGCCTGTCGTTGCAAACGGTGAAGCAAAGCCAGAACTAGGAACAGCCGAAGACATTGGTGGGCTAAGATTGCCCATAGATGCATTACCGCCCTGCATATTCTGTACGTTGCTTAAATCGTTTAGGGAGCGATTGATGTTGATTACTTTGTTACCAATCTGCTTACCCGTTACGTCGAAGGAACGGAGTAAAAGATTGCCTTGATTATCCATCGCACGGGATATTGTATTACCCTGCTCATCGATGCTGTTTTTAATAAGTTCGCCGTTGTCTGAGAAAGCTGAACCAAGCTGGTTAAAGTCTTGGCGCATGTTCATATCTAGATCAGTCTGGGCCGCAGCAATCTTAGCTAGATCACGGGCTTGTGATATTTGGCCCCCGTCTAACTTATCAAATCCACCTGTCATAGCCTGTTGGATGTCCGTAACAGCATTGTTGGTGGTTGATTGGTTTTGACCTACTTGCTGAGTTAAATCGGCCTGACCAGACATAAGCCCATCACCTACACCCTGTATCTGGCCTGTTAGATCCCGCTGATAATTCTCAGCCTGTGTCAGCATTTCGTTGACGTTCATATTTACTTGATCAACTTGATTGCCTGACTGATCAAAACGGGTAGCAATGATATTGCCCTGATCATCCATTTGGCGGCTAATCGTATCGCCGTTGTCCGTAATAGAGTTTTGTATTAGCTGACCGTTTTCATCAAAACTAGAAGACAAGGCTTCATATTGTTGCTGAGTATTTGCATCAATATTAGCACCTGTAGTAGTCATAATATCGCCAAGATTACCAAGTCGTGTAGTAAGGTTTTCTTGTGAAGCCAGTGCATCAGTACCAGCCTGACTAAAGCCGCCTTCAACCGCAGTGCCTAGGTTCTGGAACTCAGCACCAACGCCTGTGGCAACATCACCTAGTTGAGTACCCAAGTTAGCCTGACCCGTAGCAGTGGCCTGTGCATAAGCACCCATATCCTCACGCAAACGATCTGTTTGATTAGCCTGTGCAGTAGC